ATAAGTCCTGTCTTATCTGACAATCCACTCGTTCCTGATGAACCACTTGTTCCTGAACCATTACTTGAACCTGTTGCTATTGCTTGTATAAAACCATTAAAATCATTATTTGCTGTAATATCTGTACCTAATGAAATGGTAAATCCTGATGCTGTTTTTCCTGATATATTAACAGGTATATTTCCGTACTGTCCTAAATCATAAAATTCAATATTATCTGTTGTCCATTGAAAATCAACTGAATAACTTGATGAACTAAATGGTTGTGCAAATGTTATTGTTTTATTTGAATATCCACCACCAAAACTCCAACCTGTTTTATCAATAAATATATTCTTAGCAGGTAGACCTAATCCATCATTACCACTTGTACCTGATGAACCTGATGTTCCTGAACTACCATTAGAACCTGATGAACCACTCGTACCTGAACTACCATCACTTCCACTTGTTCCACTACTACCTGAAGTTCCTGATGAACCATTAGAACCTGAACTACCTGATGTACCACTTGATCCTGAACTACCTGAGGTTCCACTTGAACCACTTGTTCCTGAACTACCATTACTTCCATTAGAACCTGAAGAACCTGACGTTCCTGAACTTCCACTACTTCCTGATGTACCACTTGATCCTGATGATCCTGCTGCACTAAACACAGACCAAAACGCTGGTTCTATTGGAGGTAATTTATTTGTATTAGATTGTAAAGCAACATATGATTGTCCGTTATAAGTTACAACATCATTTAATGAATAACCACTACCTGCGTTCCAATCACCTTTGAATACAAATCCTATTCCACTAGTACCTGATGATCCTGAGGTTCCACTTGAACCTGAGGTACCTGAACTTCCTGAACTACCACTTGTACCTGACGTACCTGATGAACCATTAATAGATGTTCCATTAACGGTAAACGATCCTGAGATGTTAACTTGTGTTAAACTCATTTGTAATGGACTATCAGAACCATCACCCGCTTCTATTGTTTGTAAAGTACTGGTTAAACCTGTAGCACTATTAGTCATCTTTAATAGACCCTGAAATGACTGACTTACATATAAATTATTAAGTTGACCCATATTATATTATATTATATTTATTTGTTTTATACATCTTCCCATTGTTCTTTTACATTCTTCCATAACCTATCAACTTGTTCCCACGTTAAACCTGGACTAAAACTTGATACAGGTAATACACATCGGTTATAATCAAACTTTTGTTGTATTGTAACTATTAAACTCCATCCACCCAATTCTGTTTGTGTGTCCTGTAATATTGGATTTAGTGATGCGTTCCATAACACCTCGTAATCAGATAAATATGTCTTAGCATAAAAGTCTTTCATAATCTCTAAGGTATCTGATAACACATCTTGTTGATTTAATAAGTCATCCTCAATCCTATCTAAACATCTCACATCAAAGTTTATATCTAATTGATTCTGATTAAGTGTACTTGTCTCAGGTAAAAAATATAAACGTGGATATAATGGTTCCACTTTTGTTTCTATATTATTTACTATTTGTGTTACATCACCGAACCCATAACTATTCACCTGTTCGTGTGCTGCAGCAAAGTTCTTCCAATCTTTTAATATCTGATAATAAGAACTAAATGATTCATCTTGACCAAAACCAAAATCATCTACTATTGGTAGATTACATGAATTATAATCAAATGGTATTGTTAATTTAATATGTAATGTATGACCTCCAAGAATTGTATTGAATCTTTCTGTAAAGGGAACAACCTCAGGTGACCAATCACCTACTACAATCTGACTAAAGTCCCCTTGTTCATATGTATATGATTGATAGAATACGGTAAATATATCTGACGCTAATTCCAATGTATCAGACATAACATCATCCAAATTGGATAAGTCATCTTCAACCCTATCCATAAACACAATACCGAAGTTATAATGTATATGATTCTGATTAAATTGTACTTGTTCTGGTACAACATACATACGTGGGTATAATGGTTCCTCCTTTGTTTGTATATCGTTGGTAATCTGTGTGTAATCTCCGAACCCAAATGAATTGATCTGTTCGTGGTGATACGCTATACTACTAAAATACGTTAATAATTGTTTGTATGTTATTGTACTCATCTAATATTAAATATAAAGTTTATTAAAACGTATCCTGAAATTAGATAATATTGTTGGCCTTTTTCATCCTCTTAACTTCTTCCTTATCTTTTTCTATCAAATAGGATAACATATTTAAGGTTTCAATAATTCCTTTCTTAGCGATGCTATCGTGTCTTGTAATATCATCATCTGCAATTCGGTTAAGAACCATGTACCATCCGAATTTTTCTTCCATAGATTTATCCATATTTTCTTTCTCCATCTCCATACGAATTTTATCTGCATCCAACTTACTTTCATCCATATCTTCAAAGATATTGGGGTACTTTGAGAATAAATCCTTGCGAAATGAATAAAAAAAAACTGAGACCCTAAAGCGTACTCCACATTTAACTTGTCTCTGAATAACTCAGCACGTTCCTCCATCTTGTGGACGTCATATTCCTCTATCTCAAATTTGTGTTTACCCTTATGTTTTGTAATAGGTCTATATAGTATTGCGGTAATAATATGTAGGTAACTTAAAAACTCCTCAGGTTTCTTGGTCATAAGTGTATCTAAGTCAGCAAACTCACCGAATGACATATTCTTCCATGATGGAATGAATCCGTACTCAACACCCTCAAATGTAAACTTATCTGTAAATTCAGGTTCCCTTGTTGGAATGATCTTTAATAACTCTATAGATAAAGTATTAATAACATCCCTGTTTCCTTTCATCAATAGATCCATTGGTGCACCAGTGATTATGTTAATTAACTTTATTGAAAAGTATTCATCCTCAAATAAGTCCTTTACCTTGAATATCTTTACATAATCTCCTATCGTTAAATAATAGGGTAACTTATATTCCTTTCCTTCTAATTCAAATGTTATTTTTTTCATATTATCTTTTATTTCTATTTTGTTCTGTTGATGTTGCCCATCTACAATTGGATGGTTCATAATTACCATCATTATTTGGGTATCTATCTATACTATATTCAGGACCAGGTTTAGATCCCATATCTTTATAGAAATTTATAAATGAATTTAACCATCTATCACAAACTTTAATACCTCTACCACCATAATTTACATAATCTTTTCTTTTTGAATTATTACATCTCTGCTTCATATTTTTCCACGCATTATATTCACTAGTATTATATTTGTTATGTTTTATAAAGATAGTTTTCCAAACATTTTTTTGAACACAACCACAAGATTTACTTCTACCTGTTTTAATATAAGTGTACATTACTGACTTAATGTTACCACATATACATTTTGCTATAACTCTTCTTGATTTTTTTCCTGTTGATGGAGTTATGTATGGTTCATCTTCTTTTAAAATTGTCCAATTCATATTAATTATAGTTTTGTATTAATAGAAATATAACGATTATTTACCGCAACTCCAAGTGAGTATCTTCCTGACGCTTTTATGTTTTTTATTTCCCAATACATCCTCATCATCATTGCATCAGATAAATCGGGTGATTTTCCTAATACCCTTTTCATCTCATCCTTGGATTGTACTGAAACCTTATTATCCTTATCCGTATCTTTTAATTTGATTGCAAGTAACTCCTGTGTTAATTGATCTATTGTTGTTGGATCTAATATGTTTAATGATAACTTACCCTCCCTGAATAGATCTGATAATTTAACATAACACTGACTCTTTAGGTTACTGAAGTTTAATTTATGTAATGGTGAACTATTGTTAACGAAGTTTGTTCCCCTAATCTGATCCGCAACACCTCCACCTACGCCATCACTATCCACAATAATGTTTGATGGATGTATACCGTGTTTCTCAATTAGAGACCTAATTTCGGAGGATAATTCTGTGGTTGATAACTTACTATAGACAAGACATTCCACGACCACCAGTCCAACCCAAACCATCACTACGGATCTATCATCACCAAACCTTGCTACGTCCACTGACATATATTTCTTATCTTGTGGATTAGGTGTCTGTAGGAATATAGAATTTGATATATAATCAAAGTTGAATAAACTATCTGTGTCATCCATATAATTCCAATCACCTTCCAATAATCTCTTTCTTTGTTGTGATGGTAATTCCTTCAACATCTCAATATAACTTGGTGGTAGATGTGGGTTATCTAATGGGAGTGCTGGTACAAACGCCATATTATCAGGTAGTGTCTGATTAACAAATGGTAGATAAAAGTCCTTCTTGATCCAATTGTTGGATGGGTTACAAGTCATTAATACTTTTGGTATTAACTTATACTCATTTAATTTATATCTTATACGTGATTTTAATATACTATAACATAATGATGTGATCTGTGTAGATTCATCTATGAAGACAGCGGAGACCTCCATTGAACCAAGAGAATCATAGTTAGGATCACTAGGTTGAAACGCTAAGTCCTTTAAGATAATCTCACTACCATTATTAAATGTTATAACATTTGACTGACCATTATAGTTGAAGTGTTCCCCTGACTTTAAACTCATCATCTTCAATACGTCAAATAGTGTATTTAATGTGGTTAATTTAAGTTGTTGTAATACCGATCTACCTATTAATGTCCTTACGCCAGGATATTGTAGACAGACAGTAGTAATCCAGACACAACCCAACCAAGACTTTCCGCCACCGGCGGATCCACCATATAC